GTATAGAGTTGCATTGCCGTCACGATCAACAGTGATGGAGATAATGTATTCAGAACCATCAACGAATGCCGCAGTAGGAGTAATGTCGTAACTGGTTACAGTCGATACACTATCAGTAAAGGAAAGCCGCCAATCTCCATCCGTCTCGATTGTGACCACTACTCGACTGTCACCCGCCGAGTGACTGGCAAAGATTTCACTTTGAGCAGCAGGCATATAGTCATCAAGTTTCACTGGAAGGATTATACTAAAATCGCTTAGTCCAAAGTCGCATTGCCCAAGCCCCAATTCAGCACTACCCGCGCTATTGAAGTGGACACCACCGACTCCAGCCGAACCCCCTAAATCTGACACCCGCGCTATCAGTGGTGAAATGAATGGCTCCCCGATCTCACCACGATCAACCGCATCGCCATCAAGTGAAGTGCCGTTGATATATCCAGCATCGTTAAACAGTCTCGACACGTCATCACCTTGTTGCACCGCACTCGCCGCCGCTGCCTCCGCTGCAACTTCTGACGCTAGTGCAGCAGCAGCGCTTACTGCTGCTTCTGTCGCCGAACTGGACGCATTGCCTTCGGAAATTGCCGCTGCCGCTGCGCTCGCTGCTGCTGCTGCTGCCGCGTCAATCGCAGTCTGAACAATCGTGGTTAGGTCAAAGCTGATCTTGTAGCTCCCTGCATCTGATAAAAATGTTGTAGAGGTGAAATCAGAAGTGACTACATAAGCGGCAAAACCTTCATTGAAAGTCTGCCCTCGGATGTAAGCCGTGCCTCCCACGGCATATTCACCGGTATATTCTGTGCGGTTTTCAAAGTCGGCAACCAACTTCTGAATGGAAGGTATGATCCTTGCGTTTGTATCGGCATAGGTTGCAACTTCATCCCCGTTCACCCACACATCAGCGTTCGCTGTGTCGCGTTGGAGATCATCGGTCATCTGTATTACTAGTTCATTTAAGGTAGGCATAATTTATTACTCTGCAAAGTAGTCTCCAAGTGTGGTATTGATAAATAGGTTGAGCGGGTCGTTTGCCGTCAGCATCTCGGGGATCGTGTCTCCCCAGTGAAGAAAGAGCTCTACGACCTCGGCGTTCACGTACTTGGTATCAGTTACGAGAACTTGGAACTTTACCTTGAAGTATCCGACCGGCATGTAGGAACTATTATAGACCCCATTGACAGCCTGAACTTCATAAGTTTGGTAGTCGTAAGCATCCAGAAACATCCCTAGGTTGAACCTAGCTGCTCCGTTGGCGATGGCGTGCTCCCACCACCCAGCGAATAAATCAAACTCGTCTTGTTTGAAAAGAAACTCCATGTTAGCCGTGCGCCTTGTATCGTTGAAAGCGTTGCGTTGGCGGAGAGCCCCTGACGAGTACTTAGACCCCAGAACACCAGAAACCTTCTTACCAGAGTATCTAGTAGAGTTTTTAGGAAGTTGAGGGGGAAAATTAATAGTCGTCGCCATTATCGTTATCCTACCCGCCTATCCCGCGATTGTAAAGCTCTTTCGTGATCCCCTGATCCCGAGCGAATCTCGGCATTGATCTCTGCCTTGGTAGTACGGACGGCTATCTCAATAAGTTTTTGGTCGCCTAGGCGGGACTCGGTAACCTCTACCTCGTCATTCCCGTAGTTATTCACGTGAACGATCGTTCCGGACGACCCCTTGCTACCCCTACCATTCGCATTATCGAAAAGGTTCTTTTGCTGCGAGGAGTTTAGGATCATCTCCCCGCTGTTGACATTGGCCACAACGTTGTCGCCGCTGAAAGATGATCCTCCAACAATACCTCCGTCAGCGAAGTTTCCGGAGGATGCGTCTGATACTGCTGTTGCGGCTATGATAGCGGCGTTGGCGTAACCCCATGAGGTGATCGACGCTGCTGCGGGAGGGCCGGCAATTGGTCCAAGCTCAGCCATAGCACGCACTGCCGCTAGGTTGGTGAATACGATTGCCTGCGCTACCGCCATCCCCTTCTCGATTCCGAAGAGTACTTGGCGAGCAGATGATCCTTCCTCAGCTAAGTTACGAAGACCGGACGCTACTTGGCCTGCGCCGGTGAGAGCTTGCAGTTGCGTTCTCGCCCTAGCTTTAGCCTCGTCCTGTTGAATCTTGGTAAGTGTAGCTGAGTACTTGCGCCAACTTTCTTGCGAAGCCGTTTGGTATTCCGCTTCTAAGAGCTGCTTTGCGCCAAGGGCTCTGGTCAGGAACTCTTGCTCCTCATCGAAGAACTCCTGAGCCCTTTCACTACGGAGGGTAAACTCGTAATCCTCTAGTTCCCGTTCCTCAAGAAGCTTCTCGCGCAGTTCGGTTAACTCACTAGCGTTTATAGGATCTCCTTCTACTACGATCTTAAACTTACCGGTGCGATCTGAGCCTTCGCGAGCTGCTTTGAGAGCTGCAGCCTCGGCTAGGTAAGCCTCTTTCAACGCAGCTGATTTGCTGGTAGCGGCGTCCACAGCCTTACCAGTCTTATCGAACTCCGCAAGGACTATTGCCATCTCTTCTTGGCGAGCTTCGCCGGCTATGGCCATGGTAGTGTGCATAAGCGCCCATTTGTCTGTGGCTTCTTTAGCTCCTGCGGCTAACTGGGCGGTTGCCTTGGCAATAGCTTCCGCCCCGAGCTCTTTTGCGCTGATCTCACTGAACGGGTTCATGGCTTGTGCCATCCCCTTTCCCAAAGTTACAGCGGCGGCTAGAATGGAGTCGAAAGCTAGGACGAATACGTCAGCCATTCCCGTCCCAGCGGCTGCTGCCCAAGTAACTAAGGATCCAAGCTCGATGCCCGCCCACTTAACCCCAGCTCTAAAAATAGCAGGAAGCATCTTAGCCCCCCTAATAGCAGGACCCCAAGCGCCTTCCAAGTCCACACCCCAACTAGCGGCTTCTGTCTTCAGCAAAGCCCCGATATATGTGAGCCCTCTGGTGATGTCAGTCGCGGCGTCCTTCCAAGCGACCGTCCAACTCTCAACGGTAGAGGAAAGCTCCCCCGACTTCATGACGGATACGAACCTCTTAAGTGTGGATGTAGCGCCAGAAAGAAAGGATGCTATTCCGCCACCTGCGCCAGCCTCGGAGAAAGTACGGAACATCTCGTTCCATGTGTCTTTAAGATTCGACGCCAGACCGCCTACGGTCTTCATGCGCTCCTCCATAGCCCCAGCGAAGTTCACTTCACCTAGGCTCATCAAGTAGCCTTCAATCTCTTGGGCGTTTCTTCCGATGGTCTTGGTTGTTCCTTGGAAGGTAAATGATACCTTGTCGCCTTGAGATTTGGCGTTGATACCAAACTCTTTGAGGCGCTCGAACTCGAAGGTAGTAGCATCGGCTACAGCTTCGATCATCTGGGTGAGGTCGAAGCCGAGAGCTGACGCGGTGTTCCCGTAAGAACGCATCGCAGCCTCAGATGGGGTGAGACCTCGATTCGTTAATTTAACGAAAGCCTCAAGAGACTTCTCAAGCTCGAAAGGGGTCTCCATTGCGAAGTCCTTGAGAGCTTCGAGAGCTTCCGCAGCTCCTTCGATTGACCCTGTGGCTGTTTTAAGTTGCGCCTGAAATGTTTGCAGACTCTTGGTAGCCTTGAACTGTTGGAACATTAACCCGAGAGGTCCGAGAACCAGCAGGATGGGTGTAATCAACGATAGTAGCGAACGCCGGAAAGCGTACATGGCTACCGTAGCTGATTTGGTAGCCCCCACACCAAAGATGGTAGCGCTACCCATCTGCGTTGTGGCAACGGCCGACCTCCTGCTCGCTGCCGCTCCTACCACCTTGGCAGTGGTATTGGCAGTAGTTGCCGCAGTCTCGGTAGCCTTAGCTGCAGCAGCAGAAACAGTAGCAGCAGCACTGGCGGATGTCGCCTTTGCGCCCGCAACGGTAACTGCGGACGCTGCAGCGATGTCGCGAGTAGTCCCGACCACCACACTGCGCATTGTGGTATAAGCCGCCGAGACGTGAGTAGCCGCTGCTGCAAGTTTATCTAGGCTTGAGACCGCTTGCGCTACCCCGGTAGAGGTAACCTGTAGCTTTAGACTATGAACTGGTGCTGGCATTGTTTATAAGGACTGTGAACTCGCTGTCTATGCGACGGATGATTTGTATCTCTTCTAAACTTAGGTCTACCCCAGAGAAGTGAGTCCAGGCTTTTAGTTCTTGGTATGTTATTGGCTCTTTGGTCTTAAGTTCGTAGAAGTAACGGAGGAGGTATAAAGCCTCTACCGGAACGTCAGGGAGCCCGTAGTAGGATTCTGGGCGTTTCCCCGAGCGCTTCGCTAGGGCATCAAATGATTGTCGATTGGTTAAGGTGCTTCCGGTTGGTGATTGGTCTAGCCAAAAATGCCGCTTAGCGTAGGCTATGATGCCTTCTGCGGCGTCACGAAAAAATTGGAACGATCCACTAAGAACGAATCAAGCGCAGGTTCCAAGTAAGGTGCAGTTTCGAGAAATTCGAGTACACCCTTGCGGGAGAATGGGACATCAAAGCTCCATCCAACTACGCAAGAAGACAGGAGGGTCGTAGTGAGGCGCGCTTCACGTTCCGCGTATTCTTCAACGGTAATCTTCTCTTTCTCTTTGATGAGGGCGAGAGATTGGCGTTGGAAAACTGACTTACCAGCGCGAAACGCTTTTGAGTCAGAACCGAGAACGGTAAGATGCTCCCCTGTTGCCGTCCCGTCAGGGAACTCCAAGTTTAGAGTGCGCCCTTCGTTGGCTGCGGAGGTAATAGAGAATGCAGCCATTGCTGCGCTAGATGCTGGAGATGTCTTGCTCATTTGTGTGTTTGTTTCGTGTGTTGTGGTTAGAAAATAGACCGGCCTAGCCCAAAAAGCTACCCAAGCCACCCACACTGATTAAGTGGGTGAGCTAGGCCGGAAAATGTTAGATCGCTGCAGGACTTGTCCGAGTCGCTTTGATGTGCGATAGGATACTCGCATCGTAATGCGCCGAGAAGTTAATTGTGATAGGGATCGGACCTGGGGCAGTAACGTCAGGCTGAGTGCCAGTTCCTACTTTCAGATTGGGAAAGGAAACACGTAGACCACGTCCGAGAGTATCGGTAAGTAGTACTGACAACGTGAAGCTTTCCTCATTAAGGTACTTGTTATACAGGGCAGCGTCATCAAACACGGCGGTAAGGCTTCCTTCGATCATGGAGTCTCCTACTGTAGGATCTCCAGATACTGGGCATCCAACGAAGTAGTTGGCGGCGATCCCGTTATCTACGGTAAACGCAACGGCGGTGACCACACAACTGTCTACTCCGTCAATCTCCAAGTCTCCGCTGAAGGTGTCGAAAGGTTCTGTTGTATGAGGTGGGGCGACTGACATACCAGTTGGAGTGTTCGCTGCTAGGACGTAGTCCATATCAATACCAAACATGGTGAAGGTAGACTTCGCCAACGAGTTTGCGTCAGCCGTAAAGTTCCAACTAGCAACCTCGCAACCGCTGAAGATCATTGTGTTCTCTTGGTCAGCTGCGAAGTCCGTGAACTGGCGCATTACTGAAAATCCGGTACGCACGCTACCCGCTACAGCTGAGGCGCTTTCGGCGTTGGCATCGAATGCCACAACCTCGAACAGATCTCCGTCAATTGTAAATCCTACGTTTACGGAGCCGTAGGTGTAAGTCTCATCCACACCCGAGATGGTCGGAGTGTATACAAGTACTAGGTACTGACCGATGGCGTCTAAGGTGCTTACGGTTACCGTCCCGTTTGTGGTGGCGTAAGTATCGCCGACTACTGCGCCATTGGTTGGAGTACCGGCAATCTCTAGATCACAGGTGTCGGCGACGGAACCACCATCGGCTACCCAAGCGCCCTGAAGAGCGCCGAGGATAAAATCATCGTAAGAGAAAGCTGAAAGCTCAGAGGGAATTTCTCCAGTTACTTCTGATGCCCCATGACGAGGAGCAGAAGGGAAACGGGTACCAGTTAAGCGCTCGGTCGCAAGTGTAGACTTGCCGAGGGCCAATGTAGTGCGTGAGTCAGGCAATTGCTGAAAGCGCGGGTTGGTCGGAGTAGTTCCACGTGTCGTTTCAACGCAGTAACTTAGGATGTGATTTGATGCTTCGCTCATAATATATAGTTAGCTAGATGTACGTTGAAGGTAGCTCCGGAAAGCCACGGTGAAAGATTTACGGTAGTGGTTCTCGACTTGGCGCCCAGCGGAGATCCCAGCCTCGGTAAGGATCACTCCTTGCCCTTCAAAGACTAGGTTATCAGCTGGGACGAAAAATGATTTTGCTTTTGACTCCCAAGCGATCATGGTTTCCTCGCCGGAGTCTAGTGGTACGTTGAAGTCTATTTGTATGTATCCGGATAGGAGATCCAGTCCTCCCTTGCTCACGCTGTATGGTGATGGGACGTTTGGTATATAGAATACGGACGCCCACAAAGGGTTGTCTCCTTTGTCAAAGAATCGGTTCTCCCAAGCCACAAGCTCGGCATCAAGGGTAGGAAGTCCAGTGAGCGCGCCAATAGAATCGACCGCAAAGAAATTCTCTGCGGCGTCCACCAATGCTCGTCTGACTTGTATGCTACTCATTCTAGTTCTGATCTTACTCGGATTAAATTCTTGTAGAGCATCCCTTCTGGTGCTTTACGACTATACCCATCATATTCGATTGTATAAGCGTATGGCAAGTTATTACTGAAAAAGATGCTAAGGTCTTCTGCGCCCACTGACGAAATAAAGGCGCTTACATCACGCTTAGTAATTGCTCCGGAGGGATCTTTAACGTCTACTGCTTTAAAGTCGAATGCCTTGAAATCTACCTTCCAGTTCCCCTTCAAAAGTCCTGTCTTCACTGGGGTTTCGTCGATGATCGAAATGAAAAGATCCCGGAGGATTAGGCGATGGTGGAATCCTATTACTTCCTTTGCATCTTTGACCCAAGCGGCTATACCGTCTAAGCTCATGGCGTTACTGGGATTGTAGCGTAGGAGGACTCAGTCACAGCAGTGGCATAGTATATATCCGTCCCGTCCGGAGAGAGAGGCGTAGTCCCTTTGACTTCCCAAACCTTACCATTCACCTGCATCAAAGTTCCTGGAGCTACAAGGACGCTTGTATCCCCTCTTGCGATCAAGTAGTAGCGCATAGTGCCTACTCGGAGAGCGTCTTGGATCTCTATATCGAAAACATCGCGGCGGTTCTTGGTACCCGGAAAGCTTACCGCTACCGTATCCTCTGTAGTTACAGTGGTGACTGTCGTCTCTCCTGATCCTGGGGAATAGGTAGAAGATACCCTCGCCAGCGTTACTGGTGATCCCCCTTCGGAGATCATATCATAAGCATCTTGTTGATAGGGGGTCATACTCTTACTACATCGTAGTTGATCCCATTAAGGAGAGGCTTTAGAAATCCCTGAGCCTTAACAAATTGTGTGGTGTCTCCACCGGTGCCAGACTCGGCGAATTGCTTCTCCAACTCTCCAACTTTGTTCTTGGTCACTTCTTTTGCGGCCGAGGTTGGTTGGAGGGTGGTAGTTTGCGCATCAATACAAAGCTGCATCTGTGCGTTCTTAAGTTGTTCGGGGATCAGTTCGTTTGCAGCCAAGTACCCAAAAATGACCACACCATAACGAGGCCAAGCGAGTGCCTGCGCTTCCGACTGTTCGTACCCGATAAAACGAAGGCGCAGAGCCTCCAACCAATCCATAGCCTGGATCAGAAGGGGCTCTACTACTGCGTCATCTGCGTTTAGTGTTATACCGCGTTTAAGCGCAAAGGCTCTAGCCTCCAAAGCTGTTACATAGGATTCGGCGTTAGCCACACCCGTTCCATCCTCAATGACTAGAGCCATAACACACGAAACAAAGGGTTATTACTTGGACTCTGCATTAGCAGCGTCCCACTCATCAGCCTTGGCTGCGAGTTCGATAGGGGTGAAAACTTCAGCCCCCTTAAAAAGATGTGTTGGTGACTCGGGATGCTGATCCCAGCCG